ATTTTTTAACACGCTTTTTCGCTATATAAAATAAGGCGAAAACAAGCTTAACACTTTTGTAACAATTACATTTTAGCCTTATTTTATATAGGATTTCTCGTGATGTTCCAATTATAAACGGAAAAATTCCAATAAAAATATACAATCAATCAATTTCGAACGAACAATTTTGAAGCGTTAGCGAAAAATTGTGAAGTGATTCCAAATGAACGAAGCTTTAGCGAAGTGAATGCGGTTAAGCACTGTCGGAACGACAGGATAGTTAGTTTGAAATATTGATTATAAATATTTATTATAAAATTTTGATTATACTTTACTGGTGTTCCACCAGAGGCTGCCGCACTCACTTCGCTTACGCTACGTTCATTTGTCATCACTACGCTATATGTTCGCTACGCTTCACATCTAGCTTCGTTCTAATTGATTTTGTTATTTACTATTATTATCATTATTTATTACTCATTATCTATTCAGATAAATAAATTCCAATATAACTTATAACTAAATAGAGAAGAAATTAATAGTCAGGTGTGAAATAACACATTTGCAATTTTTGTGAATAAAGATTTTTCTATTAAGAAGAATTTTATATGACCTACTACCCTTCAACCCTTCACATTTAGTAGGTTATGTAACTTATCAACCTCGCACAGAAAGGATTAATACTAATTATGTTAAAAGGAGTACATACTAAATATGAATACAGAAGTAAACACAGACAACGTTGCACTTACACAGAGATTATCATCTAAGACTACTAAAAATTATTATACAGGTGGTACATTTCCTGCTATACCATCTCGTGAAGAATTTCATCGCTATGCATCAAATATATTAAATTTATATGCCTTTGAGACTGATTATCCTCCATTTCCTAGTTGTAATATTAATGCTGCAGCTTCTTCTATTGGATGGACAAAGAGTAATAATAAGAATAAGGGAAATAAATATAAATTTAAATCAACTAAAAATTCTACTAAGAAAGATCATCAATAATGTAAGGTGGTGATTATCATTAGTGAGTTTGGAATTAAAATTAAAAATATCAGTGCCGGTACATTATATGATGTTAATTTAGGTACAAGAGATTATTTCTCATATACTGAAGCAATGCTTAATAATAGTTTATTCTCTGCTTTTCTTATAAAGAATGGTCTTAATGTATATAAAGGTGAATCTACTAGAGATATTATTTGCTTAGACTTTGACTTTGGCACAAGATCTTACGAGGATGAGCATAAACGAATTGAGCAGTTGTATAAAAA